TCTTCACTTAATTCAATTTGTTGACCTTTAGGACCTTCTAAAGGTTTATCCATATCAAACTCTGGATATGTTATATTTAGATCAGGACTGTCAAGTTTTAAATTTAATCTAGTTGCTAATTCTCCAGAAGTGGTTACACCTAAAGCGTCAGCCATAAACTTTTCAAGTTGCAATAAAGTATCTGTTCTGGCTTGAAGTCCACCTTCATCAATAATTGTAGCATAAAATTTATTTAAAACACTTTGCCCCCCTAACTGACCTGTTCCATGCCCCATCAACTGAGCTGCAATTTCTGGTTTTCCTAAATCATTTGCTACGGCTGATGCAAATATTTTACGCATAGCTGCGTAACCTTTGGGCTGTGTTTTTAAATGTGCTAATACTTCTTTTGGTATTTTTGGAAAAACATGTTTATTTAAAGCATTTGAAATATCTTGTGTTCCAATATCAGGAAATAATTCTCCGTCTACAGCATTTGCAAATCTTCTATCAAATATAGATTGCATTAAAGGTCCTAACTCTTTAAGAGGATCTTTAGCTTTTCTACCTGCTCCTATATCTATATCTGGAACTACTAAGCTTTTTGTTTCTGGATCATAATATGGTCTAACAGGAAATTCTTCAGCAGCTTGTTCTGCATTTGTTACAACTCCTGTAAGGTCTGTTCCTCTGTATCCAATTAGACTTGCTATTGTAGCATCACGCAAAGTTTCATCTGGGATACTTCCCACAGCTTCTAATAGTCCTGAAGGTACTTTGCCACTTGCAAGTTTTTTAGAACCCTTTATGGTTGGTGTTGGTATTTCTTTTGTTGTTACAGTATTTGTGTACGCATTTTTTAAAGCTTTTATATCAGGACTAGAAAATACTTTTTTATCATAAACAGATTCAAAATCATCTTCTAATGTTAACCCTTTATTAAATATTTTATTTATGTCTGCTACAACACCTGTAATATTTTTTGATGTTTGTTTTGTGCTACCAAATGCTTCATTAAATTTATTTGCAAAGTTTTTTGTTTTTTCATCAGTTAAAAGAAATGGATCTGTTGGAACTCCATCCCTATACATCTTATTTAAAACGTGTGTTCTTATAGAAGTATCGCCACTTAACACTAATTGTTTAATTTCTTCACGAGTTGGAATGTTTCCATCAGGAAACACTCTGTTTTGAAACTCAATAAAATTATTTATCTTTTGTGTTTTAGCTGTAGTCATTAGTAGGGCATCATATGCATGATCCTCTGCTTTTGTGTCAACATCTTCTGAATTACTTTTAGACAACGGTATCCCTGCTAGTTGTCGAATAGTGTTGTTACATGTATTAAATATACGGATTCTTGGTAACTTTGTCAATGGGTTATCTGCAAGTCGTCTATGTATTTCCATTTTACCCTGCAACCTGTTTCTATCCGAAGGTGTCCAACGCACTCCTAAACGCATCATAGTCTCTGCAATCGAAGGACCAAAGCCTGTCTTGTTCCAACACGATGAGTCAAGAACTGTGTAATGTGGTTTCGGATCAAGTTGTTCTAGTTCCGATATTCTATCGGCTAATTGCTCAGCCGTGTGTTGTTTTACGTAGAGTTCTCGATAGATCCATATATTGTTATCCCAATCTATTGCCCCCCACAAGACACATGATGGACTTGCGTATCCATAGTCTGCTGCACGTATTCTGGGCCAGTTAGTTGGCATTTCAAATGGATCAACAACGTGCTTTACTTTTGAGAACTCTGGGAAGGCGGCTCCCTCTGCCACATCCCAATCCCCTTCAAGAAGTCTCTTCCGTTCAACTTCTGGGAGCGATCTGAGCATGGCTTCGTATCGACCATCTTGCATCAGATAGGGATTATCAGTCAACCGTGCTGGAATAAATTTACGGTAGAACAACGGTTGCCTTGCTTTCTCGTGACCCTCTGGATATAGTAATGCTTTGTTTGTTTCTATATCCGTAGCTGGGAAAGCTTCATTTGAAGGATGTGGATCAACATACATCTTCTTAATCCACCATCCCCCAACTCCTCCGGGGTTTCCAGTACAACGCATAGACATATAGGGTCTTAGCTCATCATCTGTTGTACGCAGTCTGGAACGTAGGTAATCCCACACATATGGTGTAGGGTATTGTGTTATCTCATCAATTCCAATCCAGTTAAAAGCCTGTCCTTGAAATCGTGTAACATCTTTATCTCTATCCAGATATGTAAACCACATCGTTGCCCCTGATGGGAACACCCATGTAGATTTTGATTCTCTGAATGTTGCTTTTGGAAAAGCCTTTGTGTATAACTGTCTTGACTTGTCAATCAGTTCTGTCAGTTCATCAAGAGTTCTTCTTAGGAGAAGACCACGATGATTAGGGTTATGACAATAACGGAGAGGATCAACAAGCAAAGCGAAAGACTTGCCCCCTCCTGCAGCCCCACCGTATAACACATCTTCTTCAGAGGAAGATAGAAATTCTTCTTGAGGACCATTGTTAGGTCTGAATATAACTTCCTGATCTTCGACCAGATCAGATACAGGTTGTAACGAATTGAGTTCATCACCCAAGTCCACAACTTTTGAAGTTCCGTTAGTAAGGTTCTTTGCAGTGTTTTCAATACGTTTCGCATTTTGTCTGTGTTTCTGTACTTTCTTTGCCGCCTTCTCTGCTTGTTTTCTTTCGGCTGCAAGTTTTTTACGAGTTGCTCTCTTAGCTCGTTCTAATGATGAAACATTGTAAGATTGTTTCGGAGCGTTTGGATCTTTCTTAGGGCGACCACGTGAGGGCATTAATCTCTAAAATTCTTTGTCATACGTTTTCTACCTTTAGCTGTTCTTAATCTAAGTCTAGAATTATCCGTATCATAATATTTTGTTTTTTCAGTAATAGCATCTTTCATCGCTTTTACTTCTTTGTACTTTTCCATGACGGTTAAATGTGATGGTCGTGGTTGTTGATAAGTATTACCCATTAATTTCTATCTCTTTCTTTGCTGGAAGTAAAACTACCCCATGCAATGCTTGTACATTATGGTTATGTGTCTCTTCTCTGCCTAACCCAACTCTGTTTAACAACGATTCTGCGGCTTTTAAACGCACATCATCCCCTCTTTCTATCTGTGGGCTGTCAATCATGCTGATTAACCTGTTAGTAGCCTTCACAGAAGCACTAGCGAGTAGGTTTTTTGATCGTTTTATGATCTCATCGGCTAGTTTACTACGTAAATATCCTGCAGAACCCTTTGTGTACCCAGCATTTTCTGCTGCAGCAACCACATGGCCGCCATTTTCAAACAAATTCTGTAGAAATAGTTCTTCTTTTTCAGAAATCTTTGTAGATTTTCTTTTTTCTGGTAGTAAATTCATTATAAACTCGGTAATTATGGTGCGTAGGTCTACGTACTGGATGCAAATTAAGCCTTAGAGTGAGCCAATGTGACATCTTGCACCTATAATACATATATATAATAATAATTTAAAAAAAATTTGTCAAGGGGGTTGACGAAAGTCGTTTCAGACTGTACAATGCAGTTGAACCTGCCGAGGATATATATAGTATACCTAATAAGTTGCCCCAATGCGTTGCATATGGGGCTTTTTTATTGAGTATACTTAGAGAGTTGCAAAGTTTCCCATACATAAAACCCTAAAATATAAAAAATATCCCTAGATTGCTACAAAGGCTGTAGCTACCCCCCAGTGACCCTTACACTGGTAATCAAGGTTTCACTCATTGATAGAGCAACACAAGCAAATACCAAGGATAAGTAAAAGTCTTTATTAATAACTTGCCAAAATATTGCAACAAGCTTAATTGCGTGTGTATATACTTTGCATTGACATTTTTATTAACAATACATTTTATTATTAAAGCTATCTTTCAAGGTGTGCAAAAATAACGTTTAAAACATAGAACTTAATAAATACAATTAGATATTATTATTTATTTTAGATATAAAAAAACCCCCCAGAAATTAATCTGGAGGGAGTTTAGGGAGAGTATTATATTATTTAATTAGAAGAAAAATAACTTTTCCTATATTCATTTACACGATTTTCAATGCTTTCATTTGCAATATATTTATTTGCATTGGATAACCAACATTGAACGCAAACGTATAAATCATTTTCAATAACAAACAAGTATCTCTCTTGTTGTTTTC